AAGAAGCTATTATGAGTCAATATAAAGTTTCTAAAGCTACGTTTGCAGGATCAGGTGTTGATACAAGATATGATGTTTTATCTGGACGTAATTACATTCCAGAAAATCCTACGCTCACCAAAATATTTAATGGTTATCTAAACTGGCATATCATTACTGATATGGGCAAAGCAATGCTTTCGTCATTTAGCGATCCGTTGTTTCAAGCAATGACAATGCATTACCAAGGCAAATCATTCTTCTCTGCATATTATGATACTTTTAGGAATCTTAAGAAAAGTATTACTAAAGACATGGACATAACAGAAAAAGATATGTTCAAGTATTTAGGTCTTGGCATTGATGGTATTTTGACAAGCAGTTCATCTAGGTATTTTGCACAAGATAGATTAAGTGGATCTCTTAGCAAAATGGCTGATGCAATGTTTATGTATAACGGATTGAACTTTTGGACAAATGCTAACAGAGAAGGCTTTGCTAGAATGGCATCTGCTTATATGGGCGATATGTCATTACTTAAATGGAATGAACTTTCAGAAAGCTACAAACGTGTTTTGAATCAGTACGACATATCAGAAAGTGATTGGGCATTAATCAATAAAGCTGGTCCGTATAATATAACCGAACAGGCTGCTTTACAGGGTCGAACTATTGACAGCTTTGCAAATGAATTATATTTTACACCTGACCACCTAAAGAACTTCTCTGCATCTAAGCAAGCACAACAACTTGCTGACAAGTTAGAGATCTTCTTTGTGACAGAATCCAGAATGGCAGTCCCACAACCTGGGAAAAATGAAAAAGCCATTATGTCATTTGGATTCAAGAGGGGTACAGTTCCAGGTGTGTTGGCTGAGACGTTTTGGATGTTTAGGAGTTTTCCTTTAACCATGGCGATTCAGCAATATCCAAGAATGATGCAGAATGGTTTAGGCAATTCTTCATTACACTTAGCACCAGCAATAATGCTGGGATATGCATCATTAACTGCAAAAGATCTTTTTAGAGGTCGCGAACCTAAAGATCCTTTTGCTGCTTCTACCGCAGCCGCTTCCTTAGTACAATCTGGTGTTGCAGGAATCGTTGGAGATTTTGTCTACAACAATTTTTCTGCATATAACTACGGCTGGCCTGAAATAGCATTTGGTCCAGCAGCAGGAGATGTAAGAGATTCTGTGAGATTGTTTCAAGGTTTAATTAATGGAGACGAAGATGCAGCAAAAGCATGGTCTGTTGTTAAATCGAACATACCTTTTGGCAATCTTTTTTATCTTGAGCCAGCAATCAACTACGGACTTTTGTACCACGTACAGGAGTATGTCAATCCAGGTTATTTAGGTAGAATGGAAAATGCTATTAAGTCTATGGAAAACCAAGATTATATTGAAGCAATACGACCTAGTGCTGTAGTAGGAGGCTATTAATGACAGTAACTGCAACTACAACCAGATTTTCATTTGCTGGTAATGGTAATCAGGGTCCACATACAATAGGTTTTATTATTCTTGATGCCACACATATAGAAGTTTATTTTGAAAGAGCATCGTCTGGTTCAGGAACACCTATAACTGGTGGAGGATATACTGCAGGAGCATCTGGATATTTAAAGAAAGATGTTCACTATACAGTACAAAATGCAGGAACTTCATCGAATGCAACCATTACCTATATTGCAACAGGATTTACTGTAGATTCTACAGTATCGTATCCTTCATCATCAGATAGCATAGTTGTTACACGTAATGTTCCATTAACACAAACATCTGATTACACAAACAACTCAACTATAGATGCAGAGACATTAGAAAACAGCTATGACAAGCTTACTCAAATAGCACAACAGCTTGACGATGGTAAAGATTATTCTTTTAAGTTTGCATCCTCTTTAGCTGGAACAACAGCATTTGACTCTAATCCTGAAACTGCTGGTACTTTAAATGTAAATAAAGCAGATAGAGCTTCTAAAGCATTAAAGTTTGATGCTAATGGAGATATTGGTGTATCAACAAATGATCCAGATGCACAGGTAGCTAATGCTACTACTCAAGCAACCAATGCAGCTAGTTCAGCAACTGCTGCTGCAACATCAGCAACATTAGCAGGTAATTATGCTACTAAAATAAATGGTGTTGTAACAGGATCAGATTATTCATCTAAAGCATGGGCTGTTGGTGGTACTGGTGTAACTGATACATCAAATGCTGGTGCTGCTAAAGAATGGGCTACAGCAGCAGAAGATGATCTTGTAGATACAGCAGAATATTCAGCAAAACATTATTCAATCAAAGCTTCTGCACAAGCAACTGCAGCAGCAAGTTCTGCTACGGCTGCAGCTAATTCTGCAACAGCAGCAGATGCAACTTCACAAGCAAACTCAATCGTCTTTGCAATCGCTCTGGGGTAGTCTATGGCAAAATTTGTAACTAGAAAATCAGCACTTGGACAAACATCTATTGGGAATCATGGAACAGCTTCTCAAATTGGTGCAGACCTTAGTGCAGTAACAACTGACAAAGGACATGTTGTTATAGGATTAAATATAGCAAATGTGCATACGGCTACAGTGACAGTCGATATTGCTCTTGTTGCATCAGATAACAGCAAAATTCATATTTGTAAAAGCACTTCAATTCCAGTAGGAGGAAACTTAGATCTTGTTGATGGAAAAATTGTTATTACAGATACATCAGAAATACATGGTGCTTGTTCTGTAGCGAACAAAGCAGAAGTTATAGTTTCAGTATTGGAGAACGCATGAAAAGACAAGGAACTGGTTCTATTGCTCAAGGTGATTTTACTACAGTTAATCATGATTCATCTGGTGTCACAGGCCATGTGTCATCAACTGTATCAGGATTATTAAGAAACCCTGCAACGATCAACTCTGCTGTAACCATAAGTGCAGATGAAAATGCGGTAATGGCTGGGCCAGTAACAATAGGTACAAATGGAAGTCTAACTGTTAATGGAACATTAGTCATTGTTTAGAAAGGAACTATGAATTTTTTAAAAGCTTTATTCTCTAGTTACATCGTTGTGGATAACAACGCCATACAAGCCAAAACTGGTGGCATCCATGACAAACAATCTTTTGCTCAAAAGGCATTACACCGATCATTAATAATGAGTTGATATGGCTATACCAACTGGTGGCGGAACAGAGGTTTTAAAAAGTTTGTCTGGAACTATTACTTCAGCATACACCTTGACCCCAACACAGCATCACATATATGTGGTTTTAAATATTATTCTCAAAAATAATCATAGTTCAAATACTCAGATTCATTTAGAGTTATCTAACGATAGTGGATCAAATTATGTCTGGTTATTGGAAGACACTCCAATGGATAAAGATGCAACATTTGCATGGAACGATAGATTAGTTTTATATGACAATACTTCTAGATTACGCATTACACCAAATGGCACAGACGCTTTAATGTATTGTATAAATTACATAGACCAAGATTGGAGCTAGTATGAGTGGATTAGTTGATCAAAGTGCAGATGCACGATCTAAAACGATAGGTGGAAATTTTAGGGTAAGAGCCTTTGCAGATATTGCTCTTGATGGAAGTTATAATCGAGGACAAGGTTTTTCTGCCACATCTAAACCAGGAACAGGTTCATATAAATTAGATTTTACTGTGCCTGCATCTACTACAGATTATATTGTCGTTGGATCTGCTAACGCAGCAGGTGGGTATAATGTTTCAGTACATGATAAGCAATCAAGTTATTTTAAAATTAGTGTTACTTATGAACATCAAGGTCCATACAACTCAGCCTTTCATGTAATAGTAATGTATTAATATGAAAAAAATTATATATCCTAACGAAAATGGTTTTATTATAGTTTTAAACCCAACAGGCCAATTGTCACTTGAAGAAACAGCTAAAAAAGATGTTCCTACTGGTGTTAAATATAAAATTATTAATGCTTCTGATTTACCAAGTGATTATGAATTTTTGAATGCGTGGGAATATGATTTTGACAAGAATGGACATGACGGAGTAGGTGCATGATTACAATCAACCTAGATAAAGCAAAAGACATCACCAAAGAAAGATTAAGGCAAGAAAGAAAACCTTTGCTTGAAGCTGAAGATATTAAATTTATGCAAGCACAAGAATCAGGATCTGATACAAAAGCAATTGTAGCAGAAAAGCAACGACTTAGAGATATAACTAAACAAGTAGATTCTTGTAAAACTACTGATGAACTTAAAGCTCTTAAATGTGAGGCATCATGAGTTCAGAACTGAAAGTTAACTCAATTAGAGACACTTCTAATAACGAAGCACTTACTATTTCAAGTGGTAATGTTTCGTTTAATAATACGATTAGTGCAGGGACTTTAGGTTCTTCAGTAGTAGGAAATTGGGGTTGGAAGTTATTACAAACAGTCACGTTTGGAGGCTCTAGTTCATCAGTAGATGTAGGATCATCGTCACTTTTAACAGCTAGCTATTCAACATATAAAATAATTTTAGAAGATATTTCTTTAGCAAGTTCCGTAAATCTAAAAATCCAGTTTTATATAAATAGCTCTTTAGCTACTTCAACTGGTTACGATTATGTTTCACAAGGTTTTGATTCAGGTGGTAGTACCCGAATAGCATACAGTGCTTCTGAAGCTAATATGAGACTTAATACAATTAGTTATGGTGGAGTTGCTGATGCTTCTGGTATAAATACTGAAATGACAGTAACTAAACCTACTGATACGAGATGGCACGCAATTAATTGGACGGGTGGGTTTCATAACAGTAGCAATTATAGAAATTGGTTTGTTGCTTCGGGTGGGCATACTAGGCATCAAAATACTGGCGATAAAGGTGCTTTAACAGGAATTAAATTTTACACAAGTGATTCAAGTAATCCGTCAAGAGGAACGATCAGATTGTATGGAGTTATAAATGCCTGAATATTTAAAAATAAATAATGGTTTTCCTGTTGAATATAAAACGACAGATGACATAAATGTTGTTGAAGCAAAAGCAGAGAGAAATTCAATGCTTGCAGAAACAGATGTTTATATGGTTGAGGACTTTCCTACTACAAAAAAAACAGAGTGGAAAGCGTACAGAAAAGCATTAAGAGACATGGATTTTAGCGATCCTGACAACATAACTTGGCCCACTAAACCAGAATAAAAATCATGCCTAGTTCATTACAAGTAGACAAAATTATTGATGGTTCAGCGACTACTAATAAGGAATTAGCTGAATATGCTTCTGGGAATTGGAGTTGGGGATCTGGGGTTCCTACTGGTCATATTTTGCAAGTAGTATCTGCACAAAAAAATGATAACCAAAATTCAACTGATGATTTCGGAGCAGGAAATTGGACTGATGCAACAGGTTTAAGTGTTAGTTTAACTCCATCATCTGCCACTAATTATCTTTTTATTCAATCTAATGTTCATGGTTCAAATAGTGAAGCTTCTTATGGTTTTGCAACACGTTTGTATATAAGCGGAGGAGGAACTGACGGACCAATTTTAATAGGCAATCAAACTGGTAGTAGGATAAGAGTCTCAGCAGGTGGTCCTACATCTAGTGATACTTATTTTTTAATACCTTACAGTTTTGGTGGAAGAATTAGATGTAACGATGCTACACCTAATTGGTCTTCAGGTGCTTTAACAATTAAAGTTCAATTTGCAACTAATCATACTAGCTACACTGCTAGGCTGAATAGAGCAGGCAATCAAGGAAATAATGTTGATTACACAACTACATCGTCTAATCTAACTGTCATGGAGATAAAGGGATGATTACTTATTTTGATGCTGTGTTAGCACTTGTTGGTGGTCAACTATCTGGACCCGGTGATGGGCCAGTTGCGGAATTTATTTTTACTGATGGACAAACGCCACCAACAGAAAAAGCAATTCAAGAAAAACTAACAGAACTCCAAGCCGACTACGATTCTAAGCAGTACCAACGTGATCGAGCCGTAGCTTACGACCCAATTCCTGAACAGCTTGACCAGATTTACCATGATATAGATGGGTGGAAAGCTAAGATTAAAGCTGTAAAAGAAAAGTATCCAAAGCCTTAAATGGATCACCATTTTCCTTCAGCTACACCACCACAACCTCAAGGTCTTATGGAAGTAGAATCTATCTTGATGTTAGTGGAAAGAATCGGACTTCCTGCGGTGATTATTGGTATTATGTGCTGGTATATATTTAAAACACAGCAAGGTCACAAAGAAGAAATTATTCGCTGGGAAGAAAAAGACACTAGAGGTGACGAAAGATTGATTGATGTTATTAAGGAGCAAAACAAACAGAACAGTATAACTTCGGATGCAGTCAATGGATTGAGTGTAGCATTCAAGGATGTGGCAAAAACGAACGAACGCCTTTCCATGGAAATCAAAGGAATGGCTGAAGCTCTTATAGCAAATAAACGATAATGGCTAAAGAGATAACAACAACTACTGTAGAAAAGCCTGATCCTCCGAAACCTGTTAAGCAGCAGATGACGGTGAATGAAAGGATTCAAGTAAGTCGATTTATAGCTAGATTTGCAATAGCATTGTCTGCATTAGGCATATTTGCATATGTAGTCCATATAATGTTAGGAGCATCGGAAGAGCTTCCAGGTTCTTCAAAAGATTTATTAAACATTCTTATTGGAGCATTTATACCAATCATTGCAGGTATTGCTAAATTCTATTTTGAATCAGGAGGTGATCTAGCTCAAGAACCAGAAAAACACGAAATACCACCACACGATAACGGAGAAGCAGATGCTGGAAAAGCTGCTTAATTACTTACATGGATTTTTTAAACCACAACAAACCGATGAAGAAAGGAACGATAATATGCTTAACCTCGTATTGCCATTTGTGGCAAACATGCTGAAAGACATTGTTGCAGATAAAGCGCAATCACTAGCAGCAGAACATTTAGAACCACATCTTGATAAACTTCCTAAAGAGGTACGAGATGCACTTGATAGTGCTGTTGATGGTGATAATGCTCACAGTCACAAATCCCTCAAAGACCTTATCAAAGGATGATTGGTTAGCAATGAGAATAAGCCAAAACTTTAGTCTACAAGAATTGGTTTATTCTCCTACTGCAGTACATGCAGGAATAGATCAAGAAGAACATTTAGATACAAATGCAATTACACGCATTACTGCACTTACTTTAAAAGTACTGCAGCCAATAAGAGATAACTTTGGACCTACAAAAATCAATAGTTGTTTTAGATCAGAGGCTTTGAATAGTCTTATAGGTGGATCTAATAAATCACAACATTGTTGTTCAGGAACTTCTGCTGCTGCAGATATAGAAATTATTAGTGAGAAGATTTCTAATCTAGAACTAGCACAATGGATTAAAGACAACCTAGAGTTTGATCAATTAATTCTAGAAAACTATGCTCCTGAACGTGTATCAAAAATAACAGGTAAACCTGAAGGACCAAATTCAGGATGGGTTCATGTTTCTTATTCTTCTGTAGGTGAGAATCGTAAAGAAGTATTACGAATGGTAAAGAAGAATGGTAAAGCTAAATACTATCCTGGTTTAACAGAATAGGGATCTTGC